CTTTTTTCAAGTAAAAGGTAAGGCGTTCATCCTAACCGGCACAGAATACCTCTACTATGACGGCATCAATCCAATAGCCACAGTCCAAAGCATTGCTCACGTTCCCACAACCGTACTAACTAAAAAACCCGATGGCACAGGCGGCCTAAAGAATGAGAAATTCAATCATATGTCCGACAAATGGAAAGAATCATTCAACGGCAACGGCACAGCAACAGAATATGTCATCACAAAACAACTCCTGCCTGATGGCTTAACTCCAATTACTCTTTCTGCTAATCTCTTCAAGGCATATATCTACGAGGTCCCAATGACGGAGGGCGCAGGATTCACCTTCAGCCGCACAACATGGAAAGCGACATTTGCGGTAGCACCTGCCGCCGGCATCGACAATGTACAAATTCAATTAGAAGCAGATGCGCTCATGGACCAAACTCTTATCACAAAATGCACTATGGCTATTGAGTTTGATGGAAAAGGTGACTCGCTTGTCTTTATTACAGGCAATCCGCTATTCCCTAATGTGGCTAGATATTGTTGGTTTTATGACCCAACTTACTGGCCACAAGATTCAGACATCAGCATAGGCAATGATGCTCGCGCAATAACAGGTTGGGGCAGGATGAATGATTACCTTGTCACATACAAACAGCCTGGCGATGAGTCAGTTCAATGGTACTCAACTCTCTCGCTCGACTCTGTAGGTGCAGTAAGCGTCTCTACAAGCGGTCTAAATGATGAGTTCGGATGTATCGCTCCTAAAACTGTTCACCCTGCTCAGAATGGACTTCTAGCTCTCTCAGACAAAGGTGTCGTATGGACTTGGCCTAGCTTAGTCAAAGGGCAGGCGAACTGCAAAATAGTATCGCAAGGTGTCAACGGCAAGAACGGCATAGCAAAAGGAATCCTCGATAACACAAAAGCTGATTTAGCTTTAGCCCATGCTGAGATTAGCGGTAATAAGTATCTACTGCATATCAAAGACAAAGTATGGGTGCTGGACCTCGAATACTCAGACCTCGCTAATAATGTTTACTGTTGGTATCCCTACACAGGTATCTTCGCTAAGGCGGGGATATTTTTTGTTCGCGATACAGTGCTTTATATTGGCGATAAGGTGAATGGCTTAATGTATCGAGAGAATCAGGCTGAGGATGCAAACCTTTATTCAGATGTTGGCGAAATCATAGACGCATGGTGGACTTCACCACTTATGTTCTTAGGTGGAAGAGAATGGATAAAGAAGTTTGAGAGGATTAGAGTAACATTCAAAACAGGTGCCATAACAGAGCATATCCTTTCTCTCATATCTGATTTAGGAGTAGAGGACCTTGTGCTAGTTCAAGAAGCTGGCATATTCGATTTTCGTTATTTTGACTTTAGCGAGTTTACGTTTGGCGTAAACAACCCCGATTATCCCTCAACTCAGAGCGAGAAGATAGGGTATAAAGGAGAATATTTGCAAGTAAAGATTCGCAACAATAAGCTTAATCGTGGACTGACAATGCTTGCAATGAGTATTGAATTTAGACTTAGAAAGATGGTGAAATAATTGGCGTATCCTCAAATGCCTGCAATATCTACAAAAATGGTCGGACAGCCTGACAACTTAAATAGTTTATATGACCCTGATGTAATAAAAGCAATGCTAGATTTACCGCCTGAAGAAGTGAGGGTTTTTCTGAATAGCTTTATAACATTACTTGGTTCAACTAGCGTAGACAATTGGCTTTATCAGCAGATTGTGAGCGCGGTTCTTAGTGGAGTCGCTGATAATTCGCTGACTGACCCTAAGTTGTCGGATGTAGCGGGACAGATAAAGGAACGAGTCGCTACTCATGCGGCAGATAATGTGAAGCACATTACTGGAACAGAACGTACAACATGGGATGCTAGTGCCTCTGAAACTGTAAAGGGAAATATTGAGTTAGCAACAGCATTAGAGGTAACTACAGCAACGGATAATGAAAGAGCAGTAACTCCATTGGGGCTAAAATCTGTCACAAATTTGCTTATACCAACTTCTCAACTCTCCGCTATCTCTTCTAAAACAATGGCAAAGGGTTCTACTACTATGACTGGTTCTTTCCCAATCATGTCGGGAACTACAGCGACAGTTGTTACAGTATCTATTCCAATAAGCCCCACCTCAGAAGAGGTAGAATTATATTTTGCTTCTTGTTTCTTAAGATTATATAGAGGCGTAAATAGTGCAATAGTTGATAACGCTCAAAATAGTATTGTCAACACTAATTTAGGTTACGGCTCAACATTTGATGCTTCTGCATATCCAGGTTTTTATGCTTCTTCCTGGCTTGGAACACCATCAGGACATCTATATCTTGTTGATGCCTATATATCTGGGTCGAATGTCGTTCTTAAGATTTATAATGCAACATCAACTGTTCATAATGGTTTATCTCAGTCTGTTGGGTATATAACAAGGGGGTAAGAGTAAATGTTTTTTATTAAAGTAGAAAATAGGTTAGTTATAAGCAAAACTGACTACGATATGTCAGAATTACCCGAAGGACACATAGAAATATCTAAAATCCTTTATGATTCAATAGGGAATATACCTTGTTCATTTACAGAGGTTGAAGGAGAGATAGTAAGTTTTGAGTATATAGAAAGACCACCCGAACCAACACCAGAACCAACAGAGTTAGAGCTATTACAGACAGAACTTGAATCAACCAAAGAAGCAGTTAACTTCCTCTTAATGAACTTAATTTAGAAAGGTGTTGAAGGAGGTGAACAAGATGGCAATTTATATCGCAGGTGAAATTATTGACGGTGGACTCGATTACAAAGCGTTCTTCTCAATCTCTCGTTATCTACCATACAAGGCAAATGTTGATGCAATCCTAACGGCAGAGGGCAGGCAAGATTTGATCGTACCGCTAGCTTAATTCAATAGGGCATAACAGGGCGAAAGCCTATTTTTTTATGCCCTTCCACAACAACACAACAGGAGCAATCCTTTGATATATGAAAGGATGGTGACACATGGCAACAACTCGTAAATACGACAACGGTGCTAGTGGATGGACAGAGTATGACGATAAAGGCAATGCAGTGGCGGCAGGAACTTACAACGCACCCGGTACAGCTCGGAACCCCTTCAACGCGGCACCCGGAGCAGGTGGTGGCATAAACAGCGGAGAAGGTAGTCTTTGGAACAATGCCACAGGTCAAAAAGTAGCAAGCGGAGGAAGTAGTGGTAATCTATCCTACAATCAGCCAACTACTCAATCCATGACACAATCCTCCTACGAGCAGAAACTAGCCGACTTAGCAACTAGAACAGCCACAGCAGCAGCAGACGCTAAAAAGTTCGCATTAAAACAAGCATGGGAAGGCAATAGCCAAGCTCTAAACGCTCAAAATGCCACTGTAGACAACAACTTCAATTCTGCTAAAAACAACCTCACAGCATTGCAAACAACTAGGGCTGGCGAATACCAAGGGCAAAAGGATGCAACTTCACAAGAGGCGGCGGCACAACTTAGGAGAACACAAGCTTTAAATGCTCTTACTGGTAAATTCAATAGCGGGTATAACAGGAGTCAGATGAGTGATGTTGGATTAGCTAGGCAAGGCTCACTAGATAGTATTACTAATAACCAAAACACATTCAATAGCGGTGTCGCTAATCAAATAAGCGCGGCAGACGCTTCAAGGGTAGCGGCACTCAATGACATTGCTGGAAAGTTGTCACTTGGGCAACAGCAATTTAATGATGGGACGCTGAATATTAGTAATCAGTTGACTAGTGATATAGCGATCGGGTCACTAAAATCAAGTCTTGATGCCCAAGCATGGTCAGACCAGCAACGTCAATTAGGCATAACTAACGGTCTAAACCAATCTCAATTAGATTTGAGTAAAACTATTGCTGATAACACAAAAGCCTATCAGGACGGAATGCTTACCCTACAGCAAGCTAATGACAATATTAGAAATGCGGTCGCAGTCGAGGGCGTAACAGGTCGCATTCCAGACATCCTGACAACAAGTTATCCTTCTTCTGCTGTAACTCGAAATTCTGGCAAAACCTATGCACTCGCCGCTGACAAGGCCTTAAATCCGAATGCAGAGCTTTATATTCCTGGTGTAACTAAGATGAAGGCTGGTGATGTATTCTTAGGTGGCACAGGCACAGGCGTTACGGATGCTGAACTTAATGGAGCACAGAGGATTTACGGCAATTCAGCACAAAATACTCAACAAGAATACAACGCTTTTAATGGTAGTAAGGGCTCTGTTCAGGTTTCTAAGCTCCCATCTGCAGCAGCAACTCTATATCCAAACGCAACCAACATAACTAAGATAGGAAATAGTTACAGCTTTACAAGGGCAGACGGTTATCCTGGGTGGTATAGTACTTAATAATATGTATCAAATTCTTACGAAAAGTGGTATAATAGAGGTGGGGGAACTAGGAGTCATGACCTAGTTAAAACAGTTTTCCTAACTGGCCCCCACTGTGAATTAGGAAAAGAATACGAAAGGAGGTATTTTTTCTTATGATTGAAACCAGAATATGTACTAAATGTAAAGAGGAACTAGCCAGAACAATTGAATTCTTTGGCCCAAGGAAAGACAGTAAAGATGGATTATCTGGGCAATGTAGAGAGTGCGTATCGAAAAAAATGAAAAAACATTACCAAGAAAATAAAGTATACATTATCGCACAACATAAGGAATATTGCCAAGAAAACAAAGAGGATGTTGCAGAAAGGCATAAAAAGTATAGCAAGAATAATAGGGATAATATTGCTAAATATCAAAAACAATATCGCATAGACAACAAAGAAGAGCGTAAGATATACGAGGAAAAAAATAAACTGACCATTCGCAGAAATAGCAGGATAAGGCAGGAGGCGAACAAGGAGGCTATTTCCGAATACAGGATTAAATATCGTAAGGATAACAAGGAACATATTGCCGAAGTCTTTAAATTGTGGTACTACAGTAATTTAGAAACCAATAGATTGTCTCGCCAACGGAACAAAGAGTCTTTGGCTGAGAGAGGAAGGATATATAGTAAAAATAATCCAGAAAAAATTAGAATAAGAACTAATAGTCGAAGAGCCAGGGTACGCAAGCTTGCTCATACTTTTACGGTTTCCCAATGGGAGGAAGCTAAATTACATTTCGATAACAAGTGTGCGTTTTGTGGAGAAGAAAGGCCGCTTACAATGGAGCATTTTATGGCCGTTAATAACGGTGGAGAATTCACTAAGGACAACATAATACCGTCATGCCAATCATGTAATAGTAGTAAGAACACAAAGGATTTTTCCACTTGGTATCTATCGTTTAGGCACTATAGCAAAGAGCGTGAGGCTAAAATCCTTAAATATCTTGGTTATTACAAAGGTGTACAACAATTATGTCTAGTTTAATTAAAAAACTTTTTGGCATCGTATCTAATACGGTGTCTTTTTCTATGCCACAGAAAGGATGATGAACATTGGCGGTATACGGATTATCTAAAGACCTAGAATTAAATAAGGGAGCAAGATTATATGTCCCTGGCGAGACTAAGTTAGTCGCAGGAGATGTATTCCTCGGTGGCAGTGGGACAGGTGTTACGGATGAAATGATTGGACCAGCTACAAGGGTGTTTGGAAATACTGCGGCTGATACTGCACGAAGTCTAGGAGAATACACTAAGCATCAATCACAAAGCAGTTCCTCTCCATTTGAGCAAGGAGATGTACAGGCACAGAGGAATGCTATTATTGCTTCTAATGATGCACCTCGTTCAGATTGGGCAGAGGGAGCGCCAAGTATGAGCAGATTGTTAATGGAGCAAAAGCAATCCCAAGATGCTGTAGGAAATGCTCAAAATGCGGGTGTTCTAACAGGAAGATTTGACAATGCTCCTACATTAGCGCAGAAAACCTATGAACAGAATGTGCGGAATGAAGCGATAAAGAATGCTCAGTGGGATAAGAGTTTTGATTATAACGCTTATAATGATTCTGCAAATCGCTCTATTACTCAACAGAACGCCAATACTAGCGCAGGTATTTTTCCAACGACTAGCACAAGTCAGTTTGCTTCATCTGTTAATAAGTACGCAGACCAGTATGGCGTTCCTGCTAATCTAATTGATGCTGTTATCGGTCAAGAGAGCGGTGGGAGAAATGGCTTAACTAGTTCAGCTGGGGCACAGGGTCTAATGCAGTTAATGCCTGAGACAGCTAAGTCTCTAGGTGTGACAGATTCCAATAATGTTGATCAAAACATCATGGGAGGAGTTAAATACCTCAGTCAACAATTGAACAAGTATGGCAGTAATGAATTAGCCTTGGCTGCCTATAATGCTGGGCCGGGTGCGGTTGATAATGCCATTCGTAAGGCTGGAAGCTCAAGTTGGTCGGAAGTTTCTAAATATCTTCCTTCTGAGACTAAGAATTATGTACCGTCTATTTTGGGTAAAGTCCAAACAAGTTCAGGCGGTGGTAAGAAAACGGTCGAACAGCAAGGTGATAATGCTACAGCCATGGCAATAGAAGCTATTCAGGATCAAGCACCAAATATGACAAGAAGTCAGTTTAATATAGCCATGACCGGAATAAAAAGCACATGGATTAGGGATGGAGCAGACTTCAAAGTTATTCAAGATGCTATTGATAGTGCAGTTACCAAAGACGAGGCAGCAACGCTAGATATTGAGGCGGCTAGAATAGCTAATGCCAAGAAGTACAATGCCAATAAAAGTTGGTGGCAGGGTTCGGAAAGTATAGAGTGATTGCGTGGGAGGTGAGCAAATGGGTTACGACTTAATGAAATATAGCAAGCAAAGCGGAGGATCTAGTAAGGGTTACAACTTGATGCAATATGTGAAGAAGGAAGAAGATCCCCTTCCATTAGAGAGAAGGTTTTCCCAACCAAATACTGCGCCTATTCCTTCTGCTCCATCGTTTAAAATGATTTCATCCCATGCCACTCCGGAAGAGAAACCTGAAACAAACTATGGGGCAGCGTGGGCTAGGGGGACGTTGGGGTCACTATTAGGACGTTCTGTGACTCCATTAGTTGAAAAAGCAACAGGCAGAAAGATAGATTTATCGACACTTCCAGAAGCAAATACGTTAGGGGAAAAAGCGTTGGGGATGGTCGGGAACCTTGGCGCGGATCTTCCCCTCTGGCTTGCGGGCGATGCATTACTCGCTAAACCTCTATCTATGCTTGCCAAAACCGCACCCGTAGCAAAGGGACTAAGTTTTATACCTAAAGCCATTCAACCAGCACTAGGGACCGGAGTAAAGGCAACAGCAACCTTTGGTGGTCCAATTAATGCGCTCGATACGGCTATTAGTGGCGATGGGGTAGAAGGATTCACCGACAGACTTAAAGAAGCTCCTTTAATGGGGTTGGGTGGAGTCGCTCTACATGGCGGTGGTCAGCTTATTGGAAAAGGAATCAGAGGAGGTTCATTTCTGAAGTCAAACCTTGCCGCTAACAAACGAGTTGCCAATATGTCAACTCCTGCCGAAGATTTCCAGAGTGCTTTTTTTAATCCCACTTCTACTCGTTCAGCAACTCAGTCGCAGTTAAGCGAGACCTTTGCCAATACTCCAAACCTAATGAGCCCTGCCAATCTAAAACCATTACAGCAGGGCATAGAGGATGCTGTGGGCGTTCGCAATCCCTTATCATCACAATCCTTAGCACAGAGAGAATTAGACGCTCGTAGTGCGTTTGGCGATTCTTCTTTTTTACCAAAACGGCCAATTCAAAATCCACCTATTTCTCAGAGAACTCTTCCACAGCCTGAACGCTTAACATGGACTAATCGGGATACACAGAATGCAGGGCCTTTGCCGATCAGATCAATTACGGATGAGAATGTTGGGCAGTTGCCCGGAAGGTTAACGAGTCCGAGGATTACGCCGAATGAGATGATACCTGCTCCGATTGGCGATAGGGGTGCTCCTGGGTTTACGCCGAATGCTGTAACTGGACTCCCTGAACCACAGAGCAAAATAATCATTGGTAAACCAAAAGAGAAAATGAGCTTTAAAAATGCTTGGGACAAATTCTATACTGGCGTTGTGAATACTCAACAGCCAATCTTCAATGCCGCTAAAGTGGCTGAATCAGATATGGGTAAACTGGCAAGCAACACGAAGAATGTTAGTGGAATTGTTGACCACAACTTCTTAAAGAATATGGTTGATAAGAATGGGGATAAAGTTGGGGAATCGCTCAAGTCCACTGTAGAAGCAATCCCTAAAGGACAGGAAGAGAAGTTCTGGACGTATATGTCGCAAAAGCATAATATTGACCGGGCAAGAGAAGGGAAGCCGGTTCAAGCCAATTACACACCTGAGATGTCAATAGATGCGGTAAAGATTGCAGAACAGGCTAATCCGGAGTACAAGGCTATTGGGGAAGGCATTACTAAGTGGATTGATAATTTTATGCAAACTTGGGGTGTGGATACAGGCATCGTCAATAAAGAAATGTATGCCGAATTGCGCCAAACCTATAAAAACTACTTCCCTACTCAGCGTGATTTTAGTACATTAGAACAATCTATCCCTGATGGTGTTTCTCAGAAGTTTGCAAGTCAAAAAACTCCAATCAGGAAAGCTACAGGCTCAGAGAGAGACATTATCGACCCAATTGAAAACATCATGCAGTTAGTTGACAGAACAGTTAGAACGGCTAAATACAATGAGGTTGGTCAAAGTCTCTTGAATGCTGTTAAAGGTAGTCCTGAGAAGATGAAGCAATTTGCCGAAGTTATTGCCGTAAAAGACGGAATGTTCGCCGATACGGATAATGTTATCTCTGTTCTAGTGGATGGAAAACCAACTTATTTACAGATTAATAACAAGATGCTTCTTGATTCGATGAATGGATTGCCGAAGTCAATAGGGCACATTCCTGTTCTCGACAGTTTCATGAACGTATTTAAGGGATTGATTACACAGAAGAACCCCTTCTTTGCTCTGAGGAATGTCTTTCGAGATGTACCTACTGCATACGTTTACGGATCGGAGGCAAATCCCTTCAAATTTGGCGCGGGACTTATTGCTGCAGGAAAGGACATTGTGACCAATAGTCCACGGTTACAGAAATATCAAGCCGTTGGAGGCGGTGGGGCTAACTTCTTTAGTGCTGGTGATGTAACTAAATCAGCAGCAGAAGTTATGGGCAAGGGTAGTGTAATCAAAAAGATTATAACTTCTCCCATAAAAACAATCGAGAAGTTTAACAACATCATGGAAACAGCTCCAAGATTGGCAGAGTTTAATCGTATATTCGATAAAACTGGCGATGTCACAAAGTCGTTGTTTGCAGCTAATGATGTAACGGTAAACTTTTCAAGAAGTGGCAATATCACGAAAGCTGGGGATAAAATTGTTCCTTATTTAAACGCCGGAGTACAAGGTTTGGATAAATTTGTAAGAGGATTTATAGACCCTAAAACTGCATTAGCGACAATAGCTAAATCAGGAGTAGCCATTACTACTCCAACTATTGTGTTTTACATGGTGAATAGGGACAACCCTAACTATCAGAAATTAGACAATAGAACAAAAGACAGTTTCTTTTTAGTTCCGAAGCCTGATGGAACGTTCTTTCCCATCCCTAAGTCAAGAGAACTCGGCGTATTGTTCAGCTCTTTACTTGAAAGAGGATTGAGACAATCGGAAGGTAAGTCAGGATCATTCAAGGATTTTGGAAACACGGTAAAGACAAACTTCTCTCCTGCCAATCCATTTGATAACGGAATATACACGCCGTTTACTAATCTAAAATCAAATAAGGATTTCGCTGATCGCCCCATAGTTCCCCAAGCCATGCTTATGGATAAACGATCGGCTTATTTGCAGTATGACGAAAAGACAACATCTATCGCCAAGGCAATCGGGGAATTAACGACTAATATACCTGGACTACCCGGTGGGCTATCCCCTAAGCAGCTTGATTATTTAGTGAAATCATACAGTGGCGTAGTGGGTCAATTCGGAATACCATTAGCCGTTCCGGGTGGAACTCCATTAAAAGCACTAAAGACTCAGTTCAGCAAGGATCCTCTATTTAGCAATCAGACCACGACTGACTTTTATGACAAGCTTGATAAGTTATCAGCTTCGGCAACAGATAAGAATGTTATAGGTAAAATTCCTAGCAAGACGCTTACGCCACAGGAAAACATGAGGAATTCAATGAACGGCGTGAGTGCGGCATTAAGCAGGGGAACGAAGTTGATTAACTCCATTCAGGCTAGTTCTGACCCACTCAAGGAAAGCAAAATTAAAGCAATCAAGGTTCAGCAACTTAATTTAACCAACAAGGCCGTTTTGGCTAAAGATGCTAAGTCAATGCAGTTCGTAGAAGATGCTTCTAAAAAGTTGTTCACAAAATAAGAGCAGGTTTAATCCTGCTCTCTCACTTTTACAAATCTCCTATCCAATTCCCCCCTCATTCCGGTAAATGCTTTATACCATATTCCCATGAGGAGCAATGACACAATCCAAAACGGGATACTTTCGAGACTGGGCAAAAGTGCTGCTGATAAAATCGTAGCATAGTAAAGTATTGGGAAGGCCACGACAACCATTAGCATACAGATTATACCCATTACTTTTTCCCAAAACTGCCTAGACTTTTCTAAATCTGTCATATCATCAACCTCCCTGTAAGATTTTTCTATTATCACATTCTATCATCAATTGTTTAATTTTAGTATATGAATCTCATAAATTATGGTATACTGTGAGTGGGCTAGGAGGCATCCGAACGAGAGTAACCCTACTCTCTGCCCACTGAGTTAGGGTGAATACGAAGGGGGTATTTATTTTTATGCAAACAGAACAATGGAAATCATTAGGAAATAGGGTAAAAGAAGTCGAGTCTGAACTTTCGAGAATACTAATGGATAGTCAACTATTGATTAAAAACAAGAAGGACTTGAGCAAGTTATTGAAAGCAATAGCAAACTTTAGGGATTTCAAGAGTGATGCAGATAGCGTAATGGTTTGGAATTCTAGACCCATAAGCGATAAGGATTGGGAAGAAATAAAGAGTGTGTTCTATGGCTAAAATAAAAGACTTAACCGGCCAGAAATTTAACGATTGGACTGTCCTAGGATTCGATACAATTAAAGGCACTAAATATCTTTGGAAATGCATCTGCACCTGTGGAGCAACAAGAAGCGTGTCCTCTGGTAGCCTAAAAAATGGGAGTAGCAAAAGTTGTAGCTGTGGGGGTTTGGAAAAAAGTTTAATCGGACAGATATTTGGAAGATTAATCGTTGTCGAAAGAGTTAATATGCATAATAAAAACAATCTATCATGGAAATATAAATGTAGGTGCGATTGTGGAAATACCCTAACTGCATTTAGGCAGAAACTGCAAGATGGTGATACACAAAGTTGTAGATGCCTCAGGGATGAGATACGAGAAGAAGATTATTTTGAAGGAACACAAATTACTCATATAAGAAATAAAACAGTGTGGTCAACGAATACAAGCGGAGTTAGAGGTGTAAGTTGGAATGCGACGAGACAAAAGTGGGAAGCACATATCACTTTTAAGTATAAAAAATACAACTTAGGCCTCCACGCAAAAATCTCTGATGCTGCCGCAATCCGCAAGCAAGCCGAGGAAGAGATATTCGGCAAATTCCTTGAGTGGTATGATAGTCAGTTTCCGAAATCTAAAGCGGAGGTGATTTGAGTGGCGTTAAGGCGCAGGAAACATCGCGGAAAGAAAGCCATTGATATACCAATGTCCATAGAAAAGATTGAAAATCGATTCGATAAACAATTGGAAGAAAAACAACTTTCGTCAGAATTATTTATGGCGGGAAGTAAAATCCCTACTTTACGTTCCACTCGCATTTATGACGGTAATCAGGAATTAAAGACTTGCTTACAGGGGAGCGTTGAGTCTAATAACAGATAAGGAAGGATGATAGAAATGAAATACTTTTTCATAAACGATACCAAAAACAAACGGCATATAGTAGTTGCTAATGAACTTTCAGACGTAGAAAGAATAGCGAAGGATTCCAAGATTAAGGTGGATAATTTTTATGAACTGGAACCCGATACTTTCAAAGATGAGGGATTTTTGTTTTCAGATAAATAAGAAAGGATGATAATCGTGGAACCAATAAAGCTAAGGTGTCTCGTTTGCGGAAACTCAGACCATATAGAAGATGCAAGGTATTGCGGAAACTGCGGTAATAACCTACAGTATGAAAAATGTAGTTGCGATCACTGTAATTACTGGAGAACAAATGCATAATCTTTAATCTAACTCCAAAAAATGCTATACTGTTGAAACTAAGGCTTGACAAGATTAGCTATCTTGCGACAAACGTCCCTTGTCCGGACAGCCTTAGTATTCGGACAAAACCCCTGACTAGGGTGCATCGCACCTACGAGAGACATCTGAGCAATCAGATGTCTTTTTCTAATGTAAAGAAAGAGGTGCTTTTATTGGGAGAAGATCAAATAACGGCTGTAGCGGTCCTAAACGAGCAAGTCTGCTCATTGAGAAGTAGAGTTGATGCAATGGAAATCAGTATTGATACAAAGTTTACTCGAATAGAAAATAAACTTGATGAAGCGATCAAAGGTAGGCCAAGTTGGTCCATCGTATTAATTTTATCTGGGCTGCTTACGGTTTCGACAGGGCTTACAGTATTTATCCTTACTGTGGGGGTGAGGTAATGCCAAGAATATATCTCTCCGCGTCAACCCAAGAGTCAAATATCGGCATAACTCCTTTTACGACAGAGGAAAAGGAAATGAACCTCATTGTCGATAAATTAATGCCCATCCTTTACAATGACGGTCGATTTATCCCCAAGAGAAATCTAATATATATGGACCCCTACCAAAGCGCTGCCGACTCAAATACCTTCCTCGCTGAACTCCACATTGCTATTCACTCTAATGCGGGTGGAGGGCAGGGAACAGAAGTATTCACCTTCGGACCCGGTACATCATCCGAAAAACTAGGCAAGGCCCTTTACAATCAGATAGCCCCCTTGTCCCCTGGCACTGACCGGGGGGTAAAGTATAACCCCGGCTTAATCGAAGTTGGAAATACTGTCCACGCTACTTCATGCCTCATAGAGTTAGATTTTCACGATAACTCAGCAGGAGCAAAGTGGATCGCTGGGAATCATCTGTCAATTGCTCAGGCACTTTATCGCGGGGTTTGCGATTACTACGGCTACAAATACCTAGCTTTAGACATTGCGCCCGTCCTATGCCATCCTACGCCCTCTCCTGAGACATTAGACAATGACGTCAATCTCGCAGTATGGTGTCCTGCATCAAAGGCTAATGAAGCCATTAAAAGCATTAACACATTAGGCTATTATGTCGAACAATTTCCATTAAAATTAAGAAGGGATTGATAATAATGCAAGAAGAAAAACAATGGTATTTATCCAAAACCATCCTCGCATCCATCGTCACGGTCATTGCATTAGTAGCAGGAATGTTTAACATCGTTATCGACACGGAAGTCCAGGGTAGCATCGTGGAGCTTGTCAGTGTAGCTATTGGGTTAGTTGGTTCAGTAGTGGCTATATGGGCTAGGATTAAGGCTAGTAAGACGATAAAGTAATGACTTGTTGCTAAATATGCAACAACTGCCCTGTCCTTTAATTAGGATGGGGCTATTTTTTATGCTTAATTTTGGGAAATAATAGCTTTACTCATATACAATAAGTACATGCTATGATATAATAGTACATAGAAGTCATATAAAAGGAGGAAAACAATGGGACTTGATAAATTACCTGATATTTTAACAATAAAACAGCTTGCGGAGTTCTTGCAAGTGAATAGCAGAACTATTCAGAGGGCAATAACGAATGGAGAACTAAAGGCGTTCAAAGTAGCAAGAGATTGGAGGATAGAGAAGGATGCAGTTATCAGATGGATTAAGGGAGATCAATCCAGCGAGTAATGTTTCTTTTCAACAACAAGTTTTTAATATTGTTCAATCCATTACTGGTGAAAAGAATGTACTAGCTGTTCCTAGGGAGTTTATTAAATTAACAGGAGATTTACCCTCCGGCGTATTTTTAGCGCAACTTGTCTATTGGTCAGATAAGGGCAGTCGAAACGATGGATTCATCTACAAAACATCCAAGGAATGGCAAGAGGAAATATTTTTAACCGACTATTCATTAAGAAAGTCCAGAAACATTCTAGAATCATTAGGTATCTTGGAAACTAAGACTAAAAAGGCGAATGGCAATCCAACCGTACACTACAAATTAAACCGTGAAGCCTTTATTAATCGGTTATTTGAAATTCAACAGAAGGAAAATGAAAATACAACAGAAGGAAACTATAAATTCAACGAATCCTTAACAGAAACTACTCCACAGACTACAAACACACATTACCATAAGCACAAGGGTACGGCATCAGTCGATGCTCGTACGTCAGACATAAAAGAATATGTGAAAAGGTCTGCTTCTACAATTGCCTACTATTTTAATGCATATACTAAGCTAAAGGGAAAAGTTCATCCCAAATTGAAGAAGGAACAAATAGAGAGAGTATCAGAAGTTATTAGTGATTTCATGAGCGGGTTCTCTGTGGATGAAGGAAATCTTGAATCCATGATAGACAAACACTTTTCACGAAGCCATCTTAAAACAGACTACAATATCAATCATTTTGCAATGGCGGGTATATTAGAAAATCTCTACTATGAAGCGGGACTAAAGTAGGAGGTAATTCCTAATGATCCTAAAACAAGATGTAAAGAAAAAATATAGTGAATCAGAACTGAACAGTGTATTGGAGTTTTGGAATTCTATGGGCATGGTTAAGCATGGCGCGGAAACAAAGATATTTGCAAGAGTTAAGAAAAGTATTCAGAGTAGACAAATAGATATATCAGAATTGAAAGTGGCAATCAAAAATTACTCAATTATCCTAAAGGACGCAACATATTATTTTAAATATAAGTGGAACCTTGCGGATTTCATATGGAACGGAAACAGCAACTTTGGAAAATTCCTGCCCGAAGGAAAGCATTTTATGAATTATCCTCCATTCTTAAACGAAGAAGTTGTAGAAGTAAAAATAATAGAAGAACCTAAGAAACCTAAAATGATAATAGTTTTACCAGTGGCAAAGATGCTAGACCTAATCAAAATAAATGAACTCTACAATGCCTTAATAATAGAATTTCAATCTATGGATTATCAGACATACCTGCAAACAGAACACTGGTTACATTTCAGGCTAGAGGCATTAAAGGGTGCTGGCCATAAGTGCCGTATGTGTAATGCTGATTCTGCTTTATCTGTTCATCACAATAACTACAGCAATAGGGGCAGAGAAACCTTCAATGATGTAATCGTACTCTGTGGAGAATGTCATGCTAAATTTCATGGGAAGAGGGAGCAACATGGGCAAACTAATAAAACTAAAAATCAATCATAAAAACAACAAAATCCTAGAACACCTATTAAGTGAATTGGATTTCATAAAAACTGTATTTCTTGATCGCGAATTAGGGGATGTTTTTATAATCATAAATGGTGGAGAGGCCGGCAAATGTTGCACTTCCAATGGGGTTGATATTGCCAAGGCTAAAG